AGTACCTTGCACAACAGACCGAATACGCCGACGATCCGCCAGCCCGACGCACGGCTGCCGAGATTGCCGATCTGAAGGCGCAGTGGCTGAACGATCCGTGTTGGGACATCGAGACAACGGAGGGCTTCGAGGCGCATTATCAGGAACTGCGAGCGTGGCGCGAGACGCGAGACGAGGAGTGCCGAGCGCTTGAGCTTGAGCGCGTGAGCGCACGCGGCGCGCATCTCGGTTTCAGCTATGAACAGATGCGTCTCATCGAAAGCTTGGAGCGGCGCATACGGGCGCTTGAACGCGTCCAGAATGAGCGAGGCGAAGAATAATGACCACGCCCACGCCGCCACCCTGCTCCCACTGCCGCCAGCGGCCCGCCGATGTCTACGACGCGCAGCAGCGCCCGGTCTGCGCAAAGTGCTGGCTGAAGAAAGGGAAGTAATCGTCAAGGGCTGGCCGGACACACGCGCTCCAGGGCGGCGCGCCGGCCGATAGCCGAGACACCGCCTACGGGCGGCCGCCCTGCCACCAATCTCGGAACTCGAAACACTGAATCCGAATCACGGCAGCGCCGGCGGTCGCGCGACCTACCGCCAAACCCACCTTTGGATTACAATGCAGCCAATCACGAAAGCGAGAATCACGATGCCCGTCGCCACCACCACCCAAGCCGGCCGAGAGGTGCTGACCCCGGCCGCAGAGAAGATCCTGAACGATCGCGAGCTCGCCCGCACGCGCGCCGCGCGCTCGGCCGCTGCGCTGAACGCTCCGCAGGACACGCCGCTGTTCGACGAGGCGCCGCCGGCGGCCGCGCCCCTCACGCTGAACGCGATCCACGCCAAGCTCTGCAAGCCCTTCGCGGCCGCCCTGGTCGAGCTGAAGCCGGGCGCGACCACGCAGGACAAGAGCCGGGCGCTGTGCATGCCGTTCGTCGACAGCCGCGCGTACCAGACCCGGCTGGATCGGGTGGTCGGCCCCGAGGGCTGGTCGGTTGAGTATCGCCCGCTCTCCGATCGCGCTGTGCTGTGCCGCTTGACCATCCTGGGGGTCACGCGCGAAGATGTCGGCGAGTGCAATCAGGCCGATGAGAACGCGGCTACCAGCGCGGTCGCGCAGAGCTTCAAGCGGGCGTGTAGCGCGTTCGGCCTGGGGCGGTACCTATATTCGCTGCCGGGCGTGTGGGCTGACTATAACGCCCAGAAGAAGCAAGTCATTGACCCGGCCGGCGTGGTCGCGCAGATGTACGCGAGTCTGCCGAGAGAGGATTAGCGCGCTGGTCGCAGCACGACGCCGGCGGAGATCCCGCCGGCGTCGTCGTGTCTAGCGCACCACGCCAAGCAGCATCCCCAGCGCCTCGGCCCGGTCGAGGTGATCGGCGCCTAGCTGCGCTTAAGGTTCGCTTAAGGCAACGTCTAGATACCTTTAAGGACGAACCAGCCCCTCATGTGCTATGGTGGACGGTCGGTCATGCACGACCCGTCGCGAGACGAATCGCGTGATTGAACCAGACCTATCCAACTAACACACCGCGGCGACGCGGAACGAGGGGGTTCTTGTGGTTATCGTCTGTGCCAGCCACATTGTGGCTGGCGAAGTCATATTCCTCTTAGTCTGGGAGGGGCTCGACCCGGCGACAGACTTTCATTTCGATGCGACCGTCTCCGATGCGCTGCCGGTCAGCATCAGCATTACCAGGCCGCTGTCGGCAGAACAGGCGGCACGGCTGCGCGCTCAAATTGCCAGGGTTGTCGGCGCCAGCGTCCACTAGGCATGCGTGGCGCCAGCAACGCCCCAGCTCGCTTGAGCGGCGGGGTGGAGTTAGGCGGCGCTCTCCACAATGGTTGTATCCGGGATGGCCCGTACTTGCTCAACCAGGTAGGCGGCGATCGGCGCGCTGATGGTGAAGTGGATTGGCGCCTCGAATGGGTGCGGATCAGTCATTCGAAATGCGCCAGCGGGGCGCAGACCTGCGCCCAGGAGCAGATGCACGACCTCCGCAGCGGCGCGGATGGTCAGACAGGTTACTTGCACGCCAGCACTCCTTGGTGTCGTGGACGTTCCCACACGTCTTGGTGGAGCAACGTCGTAGTCGGTTGTCGTTAGCGTTGTGGTAGAACCTCGACTGCGCGCGGGCGTGCAGCACCGTCGATTTTTACCGGATATTAATAATACCATACTGTGACAACCACGACCGCGCCACGTCGGCTGCTATGCTATAATCGCGCCAACGAAAAACGCACCCCTCGCTTGCAGGCAGGGTGCGCTTCTCTGTACCTAATTGTTGCGCGTGAACGCGCTGCTATTGTGCCATCCCTGACAGGCGCTGTCAAGCGTGGGACGACGGCGGCGCCCACGCGCCAGGAGTGCAACAGTGTCGATGTCCATCGATCCGCCCACCATCCTGATCGTCGACAATGAGCCTGATATGAGCCTGCTAGTGCGTCGGCTGATCCTTTCCTTCGCGCCGCGCTGCGAGATCGTCATGGTCACCAGTGGCGCGCAAGCGCTTGCCGTGCTGGTCGCGCGCCCGGTGGCGCTCGTGATCACCGATTATCACATGCCCGGCATGAATGGCGTGCAGCTCACCCGCGCGATCAAGGGCAAGTCGCCTCTAACACGTGTGGCGATCATGACCGCGGAGGACGTGCGTGATATCACGCCACACGCGCACGCGGTTGCGGCTGATTACGTCCTGCCCAAGCCGTACGAGCTGGCGCATCTGCAGCTGATAATTGGCGAGAGCCTCCCGCCAGCGGCACGCGCCCCAGGATAGCGCTCCTCCCGACCGCTGGTCACGAGGATGAGTCCGAGGCGACGCTGATAATTGCTCGGTGTATACGACAGCATTATCAGGGAAAACGATGACGTATCGAATCCAAATCCTCGTGACCAGCGATAAACTGGTTTCACGTGTTGGCTATGTGAAACGTGCGAACGAGGGAGATGTCTACTTTAATTTTACGATCGATACATCAGACACCCACATTAGCAGGCACCAAAGTGGGACAATGCACTTCAAACACAAGCGTAAAAAGATTCTTTCTAGTGCTCATACGCGACAACGAATCGATGATCCCGCCTTTACGATCGAGAACATCACAACAAGCGCATTCAGTGTTGATTTTTTGTCGTATGTTCAGCCATATAAACAGCACAAAACGAGCGACGAGGTATTTGCGGTTGATCTGCGGCAACTTTCGCCAGGAACCCCCCATCTGGGCATCTGGCTCGTTGCTCCATCGTACGTTCAGCAGGCGATCGATCTGGTAACGCATCTTGGCGCCAAACAGTACCGAGTGATTCGCCGGATGTCACCCTGGCTCATGCTTGCAGCCTTTGCGCCGCCTCAGCACCCTTGACCACCGCGCACGCCTGTGCTATCCTAGCGGCGCGGGGGCATCTTTGCAGCCCCCGTACCAATGCCCGCCAAGGGGAGGATCGGCGGATAAGGGCTTCCTGGAACCGGGACACATTCCAGGCGCTGCTGCCAGTGTTAACGGAGCCGCCGCCCCGACAGATGAATCGTGGGATTGGTCGCGCAGCTGCTGACCCGGCAAAGGCGGCACGCGATCCCCATATGATGAAGCCCTCGATCGTTTCCGATCGAGGGCTTCATCGTACCCAGGCCGGGCGCAGCGTTGGCCAGCTGCCACACTCCCCGACGCACGCCAGGCCTGATAGATATAGTCTATCATATCCCTGTTGACCATTATGGTAAACTATAGCTGCCACACTTCCTGCCGCCCGGGCGCCCCATGAGCTATAGCATTGACGCCACATCCTACAATAAGCCGCGCGCGTATCCCATCTACCACGGGTATGCCACGCGCCCGAGCGCGCCAACCTCGATCGTTGTCCACAGCACCGAGGGAGTGCGCGGCCAGACGCTGGAGAGCGCCGCCGGCTATCTCTATCGATCCGCCGACGTATCCGCCGACTTTCTGATCGGCAAGTCGGATGAGATAATCCAGTTTCTGGATAGCCGCATATTCCAGGCCTGGCACGCGGGCGGCTACCAGTCCTCGGGCGTGTGGACAGCCCAGCCGGCCTATAGCAACGTCCGATCGATCGGGATCGAGTGTTTGCACGCTAGTGGCGAAGTCTGGCCGGCCGCGCAAAAGGCCACGCTGGAGTGGTTACTCGAATACCTCATGCGTACCTATGCGATTCCGATCCTGTCGATCGAGACCCATGGCCAGATCGCCCTGCCCGGCCCCTACGATCGCAAGCGCGATCCAACCAACTGGCCGCACGCCGACTTTATCGCCTGGCGCGATCGGGTGCTGGCGGCGACTCCTACCTATCCGCAGTATGAGATCATCGCACCATGCGCGGTGTTCACCAGTCGCGATCCGGCCTCGCCGCTGGCCTCGGGGCCAGACAACGGCCAGACCAGACTCGATGTGCGCGATGTGATCAATGTCGGCGATGTGCAGGACGGCTGGCTCTGGGTGTCGGACAGCGCGACCACCGCGCCAGGGATCGGGTTCTTGCCCGCGTCGTACGCGCGGCCACTGTGATGCAAGGCATCGTGCTCACCAGCTGCGCCTCGATCGGCAGCCTGCTGCACAGCGTGCGCGCCGCGCATCTGCCGCTCTTGAAGGTGGTCACCGGCTGGGGCTATCAGTGGGACGACGCCAGCCGGATGGAGGTCGTTGCTGCCATGCCGGAGGTGCTGGTCAGAACTATCTCAGGCGACGGCACGAGCGGCCCGCCCGCGCTCGATCCGGGCGCGGTGGTGGCCGAGCTGCGTCCGTGGTGCGACGCGCGGCCGACGCTGTCCGTCGAGCTGGGCAACGAGCCGAACGGCTATGATGCGAGCGATGAGGCGGCATGGGTGTTCCGGTATTGGTTTCTTGAGACGGTCAATGCGATTCGTCAGTCGCTGCCGCAGGCCCGGATCGTGTCGCCGGGCCTGATTGAGCGACGGCAGAGCGAGTGGTGGGCGATCTGCCAGGATGCCTTTGAGCTCGCCGATAGCATCGGCTTTCACGCCTACGCGCATCACGACTTCCATGACACCGGGCAGATCGCGCGCGCGCTCGACCACTTAGCGACGTTCTTTCCGACAAAGACCTGGATGCTCACCGAGTGCGGCATCCACGATCCAAACACGCCGCCGGAGACGAAGGCCACCCGCTACGCCGCCTTGCATGCCAAGCTGCCCAGCCAGGTGGCGGCGGTGTGCTGGTATCACACATGCGCGAATCCGTCCGACGCCGACCAGGCCGCCTACGCGCTGCCGCCATTAGCGCTGCCCTATTTGTACGCCGGGGGGACGCTGTGACCATCGTGAGCGCGATCGTGATTGGCATCCTGGTCGCGCTGGCGGTCATCCTGGCGGCGATCGTCTGGGATGGGACGCCGCCGCTGTGAGAAGCGCGCGCCACATCCACATCATCATCCTGGCGATCGGCGCGACGCTCTGGCTTCTCGCGCTGTGCGCGGTCGGCGCGACGGTCTATTATCTGATGGGAGGGAGTTAGCGATGCAACTGACATTGATCGGCCCAGTCCTGATCGCGCTGGTCTTCGGCCTGGTCGTCGCCGCAGTCGAGCTGCTCATAGGGGGCGGCGGGAACCCGTGGCCGGTGCGCAACTGGCTGGCGCGCGCGTGGGTGTATGCGTGCTTTTGCTATGTGATTTTATTTGGGATTATCAAGGTTTGATGGATGGCGCGGCAGACCGACCAGAAGCGCAAGGCGCAAGCGTTGGCCGATCTGATGAATGGCGATCAGCCGGCGGTTGTCGCTGCACGCTACAAGCTCAACCCGACAACCGTGCGCAGCTGGAAAGCGCGACTCGATCTGCCAACTGCAACGGGTGATGCAACGCGCGTTGCACCGGCGTTCCGCCAACCTGCGATCGAGCGCGCGCAACTGGACATGGCCGATCTCGTGCTGAACAATCTCCGGGCGAAGCTGATCGCCACACAGAAAATAGCCGAGTATGTTACAACGCCAGCGTGGCTCCAAAAACAATCCGCCGCCGACGTGGCGGAACTATTTGAGACAATCGATCGCGCTGCCGTCGGTATCCTTGACCGCATGGCCCAGCACAGCCGCGCCGACGAGCCGCCAGGCGAGCTGGCGTGGCCAGGCGCGACCGAAACAGACCCCCCCGCCGGGTGACTGGCTGGTCTGGTATTTGCAGGCCGGGCGCGGCTGGGGAAAGACCTGGGTTGGCGCGGAGTATACCTGGGAGATGAGTCAGATTGCTCCGCGCATTGCGATCGTTGCGCCGTCGTTTGGCGATGGACGCGACTACTGCATCGAAGGCGAAACGGGCATCAAGACCCTGCATCCGGAATTACACTGGAATCGCAGCATGGGCGAGATGACCTTCCCGAGCGGCGCTAAAGGGAAGCTCTACAGCTCGGAAGACCCGGACAGCTTGCGTGGGCCGAATAACTATTTCGCATGGTGCGATGAGCTGGCCAGCTGGAAGTATCTGAAAAAGACCTGGGATATGCTGGCCTTTACGATGCGCAAGGGCAGCCCGCGCTGGGTGGTCACGACCACGCCCAAGCCGTACAAGTTCCTGCAGGAGCTGAAAGCGCGGCCCGGCACGGTGGTGGTGTGCGGCAGCACCTATGAGAACATTGCGAACCTCGCGCCGGCCTATATCGCACAGGTGATTACGCCGTATGAGGGCACCGATCTGGGGCGGCAGGAGCTGGAGGCCGAGGATCTCGAGGATGTGCAGGGCGCGCTCTGGACGCTGGCCCAGATCGAGGCGCAGCGGGTCACGAAACATCCGCCACTCACGCGGATCGCGGTCGGCATTGACCCGAACGCCAGCGGAACCGGCGACGAAGCGGGCATTGTCACCGCCGGGGTGGGCATGTGTGACTGTAAGGGCGCACCGGAATTACACGGCTTCGTGCTGAGCGATGACAGCACGCAGGGCGGGCCGCGCGTCTGGGCGCATGAAGGTGTGACCGCGTACCACAAGCATGCCGCCGATGTGCTGGTGGCGGAGGCCAACCAGGGCGGCGAGATGGTGGCGGTGACGATCAGCACGGTGCCGAATGCACCGCCGGTCAAGCTTGTGCATGCCAGTCGCAATAAGCAGACGCGCGCCGAGCCGATTAGCCTGCTCTCTCAGCAGGGCAAGATTCATCACGTCGGATCGTTTGGCCTGCTTGAGAGCGAGCTGCGCACCTGGACGCCCGGCATGGCCAGCCCGAACCGGCTGGATGCCTACGTGTGGGTATTAACCGAGCTGATGATCGGACAGGTCAACGCCGATGAGTGGCTGCGCCGCTACACTGCCGCCGCCGGCGCAAAGGAAGAAATGCATGCCTAACATTCCCGCCGGCGTGACCGCGATCGACCTCTCCTACACCGTTGCCAGACTCGCCAATCGCTTTCTGGGCACCACGCTGCAAGCGCGCGCGTTCGGGCCGGGCATCCCCCTAGAGCCGACCGTGCCGACGATCGATCAGCTCATGCCGCGCCAGTACCAGTACCCGGTCTCGTGGAACACCCAGCTGACGCCGCGGCGCGAGTACGGCGGGCTCACGCCATTTGAGCAGCTGCGGAGCCTGGCCGCCATGTACGACGTGGCCGCGCTCTGCATCGCCACGCGGATCGAGGAGCTGCAGGGCCTGCCGTGGCACATCCGCGCGAAAGACAAGAAGGCCCAGGCGGCCGAGCAGTCTACCTGCGATAGCTTAGAGGTCTGGTGGGCCAAGCCCGATCGCGTCACCGCCTACCCGTCCTGGCTGGGCAGTCTGCTCTACGATCTGTTCTCCCTGGACGCGCTGACCCTCTATCCGCATCCCGATCGCGGCGGCGGCCTGTGGGGGGTGGAGTATATCGACGGCAGCACGGTCAAGCCGCTCTTAGACGCGCGCGGGCAGACCGCTGCCTACCAGCAGATTCTGTATGGCACGCCCTGGTCAAACTATGAGCGGCCGGCCCCCGATGCGAACGACGACGACTTCAAAGAGTTCGCTGCCAGTGAACTGATCTACGCGCCGCGCTGGGTGCGCAGCTTCACGCCCTACGGCTTCCCGCCCACCGAGTGGATTATCATTCGCGTGAATACGGCGCTCAGGAAACAGACCTATGATCTGGCGCATTTCACGGATGGCAATATTCCCATGGGCATCCTGGCGCCGCCCGATGGCCTCATGCAGCCGGAGCAAGTCGCGGCGTTTGAGCAGTGGTGGAATGCCAAGCTGCAGGGCGACATCCTGGCGCAGCAGCGGATCGTCTTTCTGCCGTGGCAGGGCGCCTATACGAAGCTGAACGACCTGAGCGCCGGCGGGGCGTATGAGAGCGCGCTCGACGAGTGGATGCTGAAGATCACGTGCGCGGCGTTCGGCGTGCCGCCCTCGGAGATCGGCTTTACGGCCGATGTCAACAAGGCCACATCGGAAGGCCAGGAGAAAATCACCTATCGGCGCGGCCTGGGGCCGCTGACCCTCTGGCTGAAGCAGATGATCTTCGATCCCATCCTCCAGTTGCCGGAGTATTTAGGCCAGCCGCAGCTGGAGTGGGTGTGGGAGTTTGGCGAGTCGGGCGACAACGCCAAAGAGGCGGCGACCCAGCAGAAGGATATCGAGACCGGCGTGATCAGCGCTGAGGAGAGCCGCAAGCTGCGGTATCCGGATCTGGACGGCCCGGCGCCGACCCCCGTGGCTGCGCCAGCGCCGGCCGCGCCGGCGACGCCGATCGCCGCGCTCGGGGGTGCGCCCGCGGACACCCCTTTCCAGCGGCGGTACTAGGCAAGAAACAAACGGGCGATGGCCCGCCGGATGCCAAGCAGCGGCAGGCGCGCGAGGCGGCGGCCAAACGAGTATTCGCAGGCGCCTACGCCGACCAGGAAGCGCGCATCGTCGCGCAGTTGGGCGACGATCCGGAGTCCATCGATTGGACAGCCGAGCCTGAGAAGTTAGCCGATGCGGTGCTGCCGTTCTACGAAGTGACCGCAGCGACGGCCGCGCGGCAGGCGCTGACGCCGGCGATCGCCGCCGACTGGGGTGCGGTCAATCAAGCCGTGCTGAAGCTCGCAAAGACGCGCGCGGCGCGCTTTGGCGAAATGGCGACCGCAACCAGCCAGGATCGCACAGCCGCGATCATCGCGGATTGGGTGGAGCAGGGCGGCACAATGCCCGATCTGATCAGGTCGGTCAAAGATGTCTGGGGCGGGCCGCGCGCCGACCTGGCCGCGATTACGGAAGTGACCGACCTGTACGCGCAAGGGAACGCCACAACCTGGCAGACATCGGGCGTGGTCTCGGGTATGACATGGAACACGGCGAATGATGATGTCGTGTGCCGCGTGTGCGGCCCGCTGGATGGCAGCGAGCTTGCATTTGATGATGATATGCCGCCGGCACATCCAGGCTGCCGCTGCTGGGTCACGCCGATCGTTGGGAGGGGAGACGACGACGCATGAGTTTCGAGATTGATATCGAGGGCATCCAGCCCTTGCTCAAGGCGCTGGCCGCCTATCCGGACATCGCCGCGCCGATCGTCGAACAGGCCAGCGATGTCGCCCTGCTCAGCCTTATCCCTGGTCTCGCCAACTACCCCGCCCCGCCGACGGGCAGCGCCTACCGGCGCACCGGTACGCTGGGGCGGCTGTGGAGCGCGGCGCAATCGGAATGGCAGACGATCCCGAGCGGGTTCGAGGCCAGCATCGGCAACGCAACCCCCTACGGCGAGTGGGTGCAGGGCGCGACCACCCAGGCGGCGATCCACGCCGGGCGCTGGTCGACCGACCAGCAGATCGTTGACGATCACGCACTGGAAACAGAACACATCTACGAGCAGGCCTTACAGCAGATCGCCGATGCGATTGATCAGAAAGCAGGCGGATAATGGCCGATACCTACATCTTTCTGCCGGGCGTCAGCGGGCCGACCAAGATCAAGGCAGTCGACCAGCTCGACGGCACCTATGCGCTCAAGGTGACCACCACCGCCGGCGCGGGCACCTCGGTGTTCTTTCCGGGCGCGACGGGGCCGATCAAGGTGCAGGTGGTCAGCCAGGGCGACGGCACGTACGCCTTACTCGCGAGCGGGAGCTAGACGACATGCCGATCTATGCGCCGGGAGCGATCGGGGCCGTGCCGATCAAAACGGTCAGCCAGGGCGACGGCACGTTTGCGATGGGCGTGACCGGTTTCTACATCGACAAGATCAAGGCCATGGGCCCGATCGCCCTCTGGGCCCAGAGCGAGCCGTCGGGCAGCGTGGCGCTGGATACGAGCGGCAACGGGAGAGTCGGCGCCTACACCGGGGTCACGCTGGGTGTCCCGGGCATCGGCGACGGGCGCACGGCGGCTAGTTTCGACGGCGCGACCAGCTTCAACAACGTGTACTCGGCCAGCCTGGCGGCGGCTTTTTCAGGCGCACAAGGGTCGTTTCTGATCTGGGGCAAGGTGAGCGCGCCCGGCATCTGGACGGACGGCATCGCGCGGCGCATGATCCTCTTTCAAGTCGACGCGAATAATAGAGTCGGCATCAATAAGGCGACGGCCAGCAACGAGCTGGATTGGCTCTACGTCGCCGGCGGCGTCTCGAAAACGGCCGGCGTGACGAGCTTTAGTCCGAGCGGCAATTTCTGCACCGGGCTGACATGGGATAAGGCGGGGGATGCGGTGAAATTCTACATCGGCGGCGCGCAATCGGGGGTAACGGCCACTGGATTGGGCGTGTTCGCCGGCGCGCTCAGCAGCACACAGACGATTATCGGCAGTCTGTCAACCGCCGCCGCGCAAGTCTGGAGCGGGACGATGGCCTATGGAGCGGTGTTCGCCCGCACACTCTCCGCTGGCGAGATGCTGAGCGCGGCGACGCCATGAGATCGCGCATACCGCTCTTCGTCGCCGTGGTGTGTCTGTGTCTGGCCGCGACCGTGCTGGCCAGCCTGCTCTGGGGGGTCTGGCCGTGATTTCAACCTATCTTGGCGCGGAAAATATCAGTCTGACCCAGCCGCAGAAAGACGCCTTTCGCGCGACGATGAGCGCGATCGGGCCGGTCGGGAATACATCGACAGCCGAGCAAATGCACTGGCGCAGCCGACTCGATGGGGATGCGGTGATCATGCGCGCGCTGTTTCAGGATAGCGATGTGACCGGGGCGGGCCTGCGATCATTGCTGGCCACGGCGCTTGGTATCCCGGCTGCGCAGGTCGCATCAGCCACAACGACGTTCAAGTATAAAGACATCCCGAGCGTGCTGCTCACGATGAGCGTGGCGGGCGTCGACAAGATGCGCTTCATCCGCTTCGCCGGGATGAGCGCGACGGTCACCCAGGCCAACGTCGAGGCGCTGGCCTATCTCAAGCTCAATGCGGCCGCCTGGGGGGATTCGTGATGCAACGGTTGTCGCTCAGCACCCTGATCTTACTCCGCCAGGCCTGCCTGGCGCTGGTCGCGGCGATCGAGGCGGCGGCATTGGAGGGCTACGGCTGGACGCCGCGCGGGCGGGGCAAGCGGGAAATTGACAACAGTATTATACTAGAGGCATAACCGCGCGGGGTTCGCGCTCCTCTGATCTGATGGGATAGTGAACAAGTCACCCGCGCGGGAATACATATCGCCACTCTATTCGATTGAATAGCACGGCGCTTGATCTTCTTCGGAGGATCGGGCGCCTTTTTGTTTGTCCTATGAATCTCTATCTTGACATCGCAAAGGCCGATCAGCGCATCGCAAGCGGCATCGCCTCCACCGATACGCTCGACTACCAGGCCGGCGAGATGGACGGCGTGTCCTACATCGGCGACATCGTCGACCCCGCGGCGATTAAAGGCGCGCTGGCGGACTACCTTGCATACTCGAATATTCGAGAAATGCATGCGAATAGCGCGGTCGGCACCGCTGTGGCGGCCGAGGTTATCGACGGCAAACTGCACCTGTCAGTCAGGGTAGTCGACGATAGCGCCTGGGAGAAGGTCAAGGCCGGCGTCTACAAGGGCTTCTCGATCGGGGGAAAAATCATCAAGGCGATCTTGGAGCAGTTGCCGGACGGGCGCTTTGTCCGGCGCATTCTGGAGCTGGCCTTAACCGAAATTTCATTGGTCGATCGCCCGGCGAATCCGGACGCGCGAATCTTACTGTTCAAACGGGAGGATGCTATGTCGGGTGAATCCCAGGATGGAAAAGACGCCGCGCCGGCATTGGACGCCGCGACGATCGCCGCGATCAAACTGTTGGCCGGCCAGACGATCGCCAAGGCGGCCGCGACCGACCCGGCCAAGATCGTCGGCATGATTCAGCAATCACGCAACGAGCTGGAGCTGGCCGGCGACATGGACGGCGCGGCGCTCATGACCCAGGCGATCGCGCTCATCCAGCAGGCGACGGGGGAAGCGAGCGCGCCGGAGGGCAGCCCCGAGGAGGAGGCGACCGAGCCGCCCGCCGAAGCCCAGGCCGAGGGCGACGTACCGCCGGCGGGGCAGGTCACGCAGAACTACAAATCGGCCAAGACCGGCACGCTGCGCAAGGCCGGGCGCAAGTTCAGCGGCGCTAATTTGGCTGCGATGGAGAACACCGTCAAGACCTTGCTCCAGATGATGGCATCGGCCGGATCGACCAAAGCCCAGAAGGCGATCACCGCCATGGCCGACGGTGACGAGATGGCGATCGCCCAGACGATCGGGGCCGAGTTCACCAAGGCGGTCACGCCGATCGCCGGCGCGGTGCTGAACATCAACGATCGGCTGACCGCGATCGAGCGCCAGCCAGCCGCGGGCGGCCCGGTTATTCGACAGCCCGTCCAGAAGGCGATTACCGGCCAGACGCCAGCCGCCGACCAGAAGCCGGCCATGTCGACGCTGGTTCGGGAGCAGCTGAATAACCTCCAGCGCATGGCGCGCACGGCCGCCAGCCCGCACTTAGCAAAGCTCTACGACGATCAGTATATCCAGTTGAAAGCGCAGTATCAGGACTAGCGCGACCGCTCGAAAGGA